CGTATGTTAAGCCGCATTGAAATCGAATCCAGAAGCTTGTAAATTGCAGACGCTACATCTGTAAATCTGTCGACAGAATAATTTGAAACACTTTTTTTTGTATCTTCATCTGACACATAGAAAAGATTTCCAAAATAATTTCCAATCAATATTCTTATGACAGCATTGATTTCTCCGGACAGAATTAAATTTGTGGAATCTTTTGGCGGTAAAATCACTTTTGTGGATAACAAACCTCGCCATGTATATCCTCGCAAAACAATTTCACTGTTTTTTGTTATGATCTCACGATCACCGATAATTCCACCATATTCTGTTTCTGGAATGTAAATTCTATTATTATAAGAAAACATCTTATTATCCCAGAAATTCACCACTGCTTCAAAATCATCTGTATCTCCAATATCGAGATCCATTTCCATATTGTCCAAATATGATATTTCGTTTCCATAAGAATCTGATATGATAAAATCAAATTGCACAGGATTTACTACAGAAATCATAGTTGAATTATTTCTACTGATATTTCCTGCATCATCCTCTGCTGCTACAGAGAGCGGATACTCTCTTGCACCATTTCTATACTTAACAGGAAGTACTGGTGCAGATAGTTCTCCGCTGTATGTATCAGGAGATACATTTTGCAGGACAGTTTCATTGTCATTTAATGCAGCTTGTAATTTTAATGCCATTGCGGTTCTGCCCTTTCCTCATACAGTGTCAACATAAAATCAAATTTTCCAGACCAGCTTATTAAGCTTTTGCCCGGCCGGATTTTTTGAAATACGGATTTTTTCTTTTCCCGGCTATCAAAAATATTAATAGCGGCACCATCATTCATGATCTTTGTTACAGTTCTTTTTAAGCTATCAACAATAATATACTCACCATTTTCCAGATAATCATTAATCAGGTACTCATAACCGCCAATTATAATCTGTGGATTAAGCACTGATCCGAAAATCTTTAATTCAAAATTACATGCTTTGATATAACTGTTCATAATGCTTCGATTTCTCATGCCATTTGCATATCTACAAGCATATCGGTAAGCATATTTTTTATTATCTGTGCTTAAAGATTCCGATGCATCAAAATAATACTCAGATTTTTTGATCCAAAACGGATTTTCCACAATGATATTTATTTTTATCTCAACAGCATAAAACATTTCTTCATAATCTGAAAAACTTTTCTGTGCAACGAAGCACTCAAGATAATATCCATTGACAAAAAGCTTTCCGGGGGTTTTATCCAAAATGTCTTTTTCGGTGATTTGATGAAAATTGTCCATTATTTCATCGTATTCTTTTTTTGTGTCTGCAAAAACAGAAAGTGTAACGCTCTTTTCAGCAATATCCTTATAAAAGGATGTGATTGTATTTCGTCCATTCCCACTTTCCAATGTATATGACCATGATGTGTCGAAAAGCGTTTCTGGTTTTTGGATTACAATCGGGAAATTATTAAACATTATTTTCTGTTCAGCATTATTTTCATAATAAATTTCCATCTCTAATCTCCATTAAATGCTCTAACAAGTTCTCTCCGGTTTAAATTTACAACATATGTTCCCGGATTTTTTCTCAGTGCAACAGCCACTTCGTTACCTAATCTTTCATAGTCAATCTGAGGTATCATGGAAATGAACTGGTTCATGGAATTTGAAATATATTCTTCCAAAACCGAAATAGGAAGGACAGCTTCCGCTCCGGCTTCTCCACCTCCCATTAACTGATTTCCATTGATTCCAAATAGCGTAGGTGCGTTTAAAACTGCTCCTTTCGCATACCACTGTACACCAATAGATGGAACTGAAGGAGGATTTAGGGAGAAAGAACCGCTGATTGAAAAATGCGGCATCTTCAAATCTGGAAATTTCCATTCAAAATTAAATAAACTTTTAATCTTTTCGATTCCGCTAGAAAATTTCTCGTGTATTTCTTCCATTTTTAAAGACCATGCATCCTTCATAGCCTGCAATTTTCCACCGGTCAGTGTATTAATCACATCAAATTTCATTGTGGAAATCTCATGAATAGCTTGAAATCCTGCCGATACAATTCCCTTTATACCACCGCCATTTTCTTCATATTTGCTTTTTATATTATTTAATTTCGACTGTGTCATCTGTAGCATGGAACCAAGTTTTCCATCTGTCATCGAATTTAATTCTGTATACATAACAGATGCGATTCCTTTAATACCGCCGCCGTTTTCTTCGTATACTGATTTCATGTTATCCAGCTTTTCTGTCGCTACAGATACGATTCCTTCCAACTTTTCTGATGCGGTATTTTTCAATGCTTCAAATTTTTCTGACGCCATATTATGAATTTCTTCTAACTTTCCACCAGTCAAAGCATTTAAAACATCATATTTTGCTGTTGCAATCTCATTGACAGTTTGAAGCCCTGCGGCAAAAACTCCCTGAATACCACCACCGTGTTCCTCATAAGCTGACTTGATATTATTAAGTTTTTCCTTAGTAACATCAACAACCGCTGACAATCTTCCATCTGTAATTGCATCAATTGAATCATAAGCTTCGGCAAATCCTGCCTTAACCGATTCTTTAAAATTTGAAATTCCTCCACTGATCTTATCTGGAAGACTTGTAAAAAAACCTCCGATATTATCTATTCCTTCTGAAATTTTTTCTTTTGCCTCACCGAAAAATCCGGTAATGCCATTCCACAATCCAATCCAGAATCCACGAAATTCTTCACTTGTATTCCAAAGGTAAATAAATCCTCCGACTAAAAGTGTAATTCCGGCAACTACCCATGTTATCGGACTTGCTAAAAATGCAAGATTCGCTTTTAATTGGGCGGCTGCCAATCCATGCAGAGTTGTTGTATTTGCTGCTTCCATAGCGGTTTTTATTCCTGTAGCGGCATTATACGCACCAATTCCAACAGTAAGAGAACCAAGAACCAATGCTACGCCTTCCAACGTTGATCTATGTTCTTTTGCCCACTCAATTCCATCTTTTATATTCCCTATCATGTCTTCTGCTGCCGGAATCACATCATTTGTAATCCCCTGAATAACATCTCTAAGAGGAGATTCGACATCATCGAAGATAGAAATCTTTAATCCGTCAAGAGCTGACTCCATCAGGGTGACATCACCTTGTAAATTATCAAGGATTGTATCAGACATCTCGGATGCTGCACCAGAACTGTTATTAATGGCATCACTGAGAGAATCCCATGATGTCGTCTGTTCCGTCAGACTTGCAGCTAATAACTGTGTTACTTGGTCGGCATCTTCCTGCGTCATGGAATACTGATCCATTAAAGCATTAACAACGGCTGTCTCATCTCCATAACTTTTATAAATTGTCTGCAAATCAGCAACAGAAACACCGAGAGCATCCATGTCATAGCCCATGCTGTCTATAGCTGTTGCGACAGACTCAATGGAAATGGCTCCGTCACTCATTAATGCAAGAAATCCAGTCATGGCTTCTTGACCAGCCATTTTCTTTGCATAATTGACCTGCTCTTCAACGTTCAGACCTGCCCAAGCAACTCTTGTTTCTTCTAAAACATCAGACAAATCCCTTGCGTTTCCAGAAGAATCATAAAATGACACACCAAGTCTTTGTGTTAAAATGTCTAATGCACCTAAACTGTTCGCAGAAGCTCCGGCATTTGTCGATAATCTTGTCAGAAGAGATCGTAATGATGTACCAGCCTGTTCAGCTTTTATTCCGCTGTTTGCCATCATACCAAGTGCAACGCCTGCATCTTCAATCGAATATCCCATTGCACCGCAGATTGTTCCGACATACTTAAATGACTGCCCAAGCATTTCTACTGTCGTGTTGCTGCTTGTTGAAGTTGCTGCTAAAACGTCCACAAAACGGTTCGTTTCATCAGCACTCATTCCAAACGCTGTCATTGCATCTGTAACAATGTCTGATGCTGTGGCAAGATCCATAGAAGATGCTGCCGCGAGATTCAGGACACCATCTATACCGTCCAGCATTTCTTCTGTATTCCAACCTGCTAATGCCATATACCCAAGTGCATCTGCTGACTGTGAAGCGGTAAAAGAGGTCTTTTTCCCCATTTCTTCTGCCTTCTCGGTCAAAGCTTCCATTTCTTCTGCGGTTGCACCGGAAAGAGCCTTAACGTTGCTCATAGAAGATGTGAATGTCATTCCAGTATCAACAGCTGAAAGAGACAAATTTTTCAATTCTTCAATTCCTTTTTGAATACCATTTGATACAAGATCTGCTACGACACCCTTAAAAATCGTAAAGCCGCCTGTTGCAGCCGAAGATGCCTTTCTATCTGCGTCTTCCAATGCGTCCGCAAATTCTCCTGCCTGTTCAGTTGCATCCGACAGTTTCTGCTTATTGTCTTTAAGTTCACCATTGAGATCTTTCATCTCTTTTGAGAGGGATTTTGCTTCCTTCGAGTTTTTTCCCTGCTCCAAAACAACATTTATGTACTGCTTTTTCAGATCTTGCAGTTTATCTTCCTGATTTTTGATTTCATCAGACAATCTTTTAGAAGCTGTCTGATTTTCCT